TTGTTCCAATCGTAAGCTACCCCATCGGGGCATAGACCATTTTCGATGCTGTCAACACCGAACATGCCACATACTTCGAAGCCTGTGCCTTTGATGGTCACAAACTCATCAACAAGTTTTGCTGCTTTCATTGCTGCGGGCAAGTCTGCGAACTTGCCTCGTACAAAACCTGTGTTGTCTATTACTTCATACATTTTGCTAAAATTCCATGCAGTTTCAGAGCAAGCAACCCTTCTTTAGTTGCTGCCTCAATTTCCCAGGGTGATTCATAATAATTTGTGTTGTAGTACTTAGTACCTTTCCAAAAATGATAAATGCGCCCACGATTTGTTTCTGTTTTATATTGACCACGAACAAATTGTTTCACATGTACCATTTCGTGACACAATGTTCTAATCGTTGAATCAAAATCCATTCGACTGTCAAGAGTGACTATATAATTTTTATCTTTAAGAATGAACGCCAAACCTCTTGCACCAACAGAATTCTTTAGACCACGCTCAAATGAAATAGTAAGTTCAAATTTACTTTTTCGAAACTTGAGTTCTTGTGCGATCCAATTTGCAGCTGCCTCAACCAATGCTTGTTTTCCCTTGTTTCGGCACAATACTTGAATGTTCATAGTAACTTTCTGTTGATGCATCTATTATACAACCAAAATGTTTTGTTGTCAAACATATTTGAGTCTGGAAAAAGTTATCCACATTTCAAATTCATTAATACTTTTATCTAACTTTTGCTCAAGTTCCGTGTATTTTACAGTAGTTCGTTTTAGTCTACGACATTCTACTGATTCTCTGTCTAATTCTGTGTAAATATTTTTACAATTTGTATAAATTTTGAACAGGTCTGACTTGGCGCGAATGTCACTTGTGCTTGACACAATGGCAAAACAACGCATCAATCGCTTAGAGTAGTTCAGTTCTTCCATGCTTGTATTATACATCCATTTCTTTTATCAGTCAAATGTAGCATAAATACAACAACTACAAGGATTTCACAGTGGCAAGACTTAGTTTATGGCAAGACGGCAGACATTCGAACGATTATAAGTTCTTTGACCGTCGAATTTCCGAAATGTTCACTATCGGTGGCACTGGTATTCTTTGTCACAAGTATTTGGGCCCGATAACACAGGGTGTTCAAATCACAACAACAAGCCCAGCAACAACTATTACCAATGTGTTAGCAGTCAGCGACACAGCAAATATCAATTTGGGTGATACTGTAACTTGTACTAATGTCCCAACAAATTCAACTGTTATAGCAAAAAATACCAGCACAATTACGCTAAGTGCAAATATTACAGCGAACATTGCCAGCGGCACTACTGTGGGCATCAGCGAATACGCATCACAGCCAAGCTACACAAATCAAAGTGAAAAAAATATACAAGATTTGCTATGGTTAGAAAACCGTGATCGAAAGTATGATACCAGTGTCTATAAAATGCGTGGCGTATACACCAAGCAAGATCAAGATTTTGACTTGTCACAGTTTGGTCTGTTCTTGCAGACCGGTACTATCTTCATGGTCTTTCATCTAAGAGACATGGTAGATTTGATTGGTCGCAAGTTGATGAACGGTGATGTACTTGAGTTACAACACTTAACAGATTATGACGCACTGAATCAAGATGTGCCGGCTGCACTAAAACGTTACTATGTAGTTGGCGACAGCAGTTTTGCAAGTGAAGGGTTTAGCCCTTCTTGGTGGCCACACTTATGGCGCGTGAAATTGAATCCGCTAGTAGACTCACAAGAATACAAAGACATTCTTAACAACATTACTGCTGGTAGTAGCAATACTCCAATTGGACAAATCTTGAGTACGCTAGATCCAAATCTAGCAGTAAATGATGCAATTATCCGTGAAGGTGAGACAAATGTTCCGTTGAGTGGTTATGACACAAGTTCATTATATGATTTACCTGACGGTATACCAGATCAACCATCCAAGACAGCAGATGATGTAGCTGACAAAGCAGACGATATAAGAGATACAGCAGATGAAGGTCCGTTGACAGCAGGCGCAGCAATCGATGCGTATCTATCAGGTACTGCTGTTGCCCCAAATGCAGCGGCAATGGGTGTGGGTATTCAGTTCCCTGCAAATCCGTTGAGTGGGGATTACTTCTTAAGAACAGACTATTTACCAAATCGTGTATTCAGATTCAATGGTAAGAGTTGGATCGCAATCAACGACGTACAGCGCACAAGTCTTACTCAAGGCGCAAACAATCAAACACAGTTGGGTACATTTGTTAATGCATCAGGAACTTTTGTCAATTCTGATGGCAATACAGTAAATGTCAAACAAAGTTTAAGCACAGCACTAACTCCAAGGGCAGATAACTAATGGCAGCTCCATCAAACTATTTTTATGACGGGCAGACCCGTAAGTACATCAGTCAATTCATGAGAATGATCAGTGATTTCTATGTTGCATTTGGTGCAGACCGTAATGGCAACATTACATATCAGCGTGTACCAGTTATGTACGGTGATCAAAGTCGTCAGGCAGCAACCATTCTTCGTAACAATAGCGAGAACACAGTTAACGCTGTGCCAGCAATGTCTGTGTACATTGGCGCTTTATCTTATGATCAATCAAGAGTTCAAGACCCGTCTTTGACGCAATCAGTGCAAATTCGTCAACGACAGTTTGATCCAGTTACTGGAACATATACTGCACAACAAGGTCAATCATATACAGTCGAACGCTTGATGCCAGTACCATATAAGTTGACATTGAAGTTAGATATTTGGACTAGCAATACTGAACAGAAATTACAAATCATTGAACAAATAAGTCAGCTTTTCAATCCTGGAATGGAATTACAAAGCACAGACAACTACATTGACTGGGCAAGTTTGACAGTAGTATTGTTAAAAGATACTAATTGGGATTCTCGTACAGTTCCGACTGGTGGTGAAGATCCAATCAGCGTGGCAACAATGACTTTTGAAATGCCAATTTGGATCAGTACAAGTGTCAAAGTTAAGAAAATGGGTGTTATTCAGCGAGTTCTTACTAACATTCAAGACTTAGATACGATGAATACTATTGCCAAAACTGCAATCAATATCAATAACTATTCTGTTTTGTTAGAAAACAGTAATAGCAATTACACTTTGAAATTGTTGAAATCACAAGATATTGTTACATTAAATCAATATGGAATTGACGCTGTTACAAGTCAACATAGTTGGACACAATTGTTGAATGAATATGGCGAGTATACTGCTGGCTCTAGTGAGATTAGATTGGCTACCCCAAATAATAGCGAGATCGTTGGAACAATTGCCGTTAATCCAGCAGATGATTCTGTATTATTGTATACGCCTTTCAGCAACACATTGCCAGCAAATACTATGGACCCAATCAATGCTATCATTGACCCACAATCAGTTAATGTTGGTAGCTATCTGACAAGCCCAGCTGCTGGTACAAGATACTTGTTAATCAATGATATAGGCAGTAGCGCAAATGGTTCACACGGGGCAGTCGCATGGCAAGGAACTGGTGGACAGAATTTGATAGCAAACGCAAATGATATTGTTCGTTATAATGGCACTTATTGGCAAGTTGTATTTGACAGTGAGAATGTAAATGATTTACAATATATGACTAATCTAACAACCGGTATTCAATACAAATGGCAAGATCAACAATGGACAAAGAGCTACGATGGGATTTACAACGCAGGCGACTGGATGATCGTCCTTTAATTGGTGCTGGCGCGTTAATCTATTGCCGTACTACTCACAGATACTTGTTCTTGTTGAGAAATGGAAATCATGCAGGATCATGGGGATTAGTTGGTGGCAAGATTGAACATGGGGAAAGCGTTGTCAAGGGACTGACTCGTGAAATCATAGAAGAATTGGGCGGGTTCATCAAAGACGCAAAACTCATACCAATTGAAAAATTCACCAGTGAAAACAATCACTTTGAATACCACACTTATGTCATCAAAGTAGACGAAGAATTTGTACCAGAATTAAATCGTGAACATCGCGGATACTGTTGGGTGCCATTGGATGATTATCCTAAGCCATTACATCCAGGGGTATGGCGTACATTTAAATTTAGTAGCGTGATTGATAAGTTGCGTACTATTGAACAATTACCCTAAGTCAACTTCAATAACAAATTCTCTGAAAGTTATCTGTCGTAAATTAAGTTGGTACTTCCAACTGTCTGGCATGTAGTAATTTTTTGTTGGCGATACTCTAACAAAATCTACCTTGTCATAAAGATTCATCACATTCTTCAATGATAGTTCAAAGTAAGGTTCTGTTGTTTTGCTTTTTGTTTTAGGGTATCCATTTGTATCAGTATATACATTCATGTGATATTCATCATGCCCGCTATGCAAATCATGCCCCATCAAATAAACAGTTTTATGCCCGTCAAAACATGCTAGATATGCGGCTATAGCTCCCATATTCCAGTTTGGATTTTGTGGTACATAGTAAAACTTACCCGGGTAAGCAAGAACCATTTGAGCAGTACCATAGATAATTGTTTGATCACAATATCCTTTATTAACTAATTCTGCCGCTAGCTCATCATTTGCAACAACAAAGTCAGGGATGAAATCTCTAACAATGGCATTGCATCCGTAAGTTTGTACTGCTGCCGAAGCAAGCAATCCGCCCTTATGATTTTTCAATAAGTTGAATAGTTCAGGATGTAGTTCTGTCCTACTTGGTCCATTACCAAGAACAACAGCTTTACCACTTGTTTGATTATTCTGAACAGAGTTTGGGATATTCTCAATTGTTTTTATCCATTCGCCACCAGAATAACTCATCTCACGAATAACATCTTCGCCAATGTAGTTGTTTCGGTATAGTTCTTTAATCTGTTGCATGTTGTTATCCTATAGTGTATTTATTGAGCTATGTCACCGACGGGTGGGGGAGTAAAGTTGCCAGTGTAACGTGCATATTTGGTAATGCGTACATCATCTAGATAACCGTTAAATGACACATTGTTTGAAGATCCCAGTGTCACTGGAAGCGTGGCCACTGCTTGCGGGGTACCGCTGATTGTGCCAGTAGCCGATGATGTGCCATTGATATAGATGGTTAATGCACCAGCATTGTTTACAAACGCCAAATGATACCACTGACCGGTGGACAATGTGGTACTTGTGGTCAAGTTCTGTGCGGCACCGTTGTAGTAATACCAACGAACTGTACCCCCAGCAATTGGGCCAAATGCCCAGTAGGTACTGGTACCTGTTGCACCCATACAGCCCAACACAGTAGATTCACCGTTGCCGCCAGTGCTGAAAGCGTTGGCATAGATCCAGTATTCAACTGTGTATGATCCAAGCCACCATTGCAATGCTGGTAGTGATTGGAATGACTGCAAGTACGCTCCAGCGGTACCAGTGAACTGTAGACTTCTAGTACCATATTTGACTGTACTGGTATTTGTTTGTATGTTACCAAAGGTTGCAAAATTAAACGAACTGTGTTGATCAACAATACCACCGTTGTTGAAGTTTAGCAAAAGAGTTGCTGGAGTAGAGTTGGCATAGTTTGTCAGTGGTGCGGTGGGAGGAGTAAATGCAGTGGTATACACCGCAGTTCCCGGGGTAATTCTAACATCACTGATGTATCCTGGGAAGTAGGCATTGCTACCGTTGTTGTTGTTGGCAACAGATAGTGCCCCAGCGCCAGTAAATGAGGATAAAGTTATTGATGCTGTACCAGCTGCAACTCCGTTTAAGAAGAAGTAGACTGTTGTGCTCGAGACACTGATGGCAATATGATTCCAAGTACCTGCATAAATGTTGACTGTGCTTGAGTTGTAGGTGCCGTTACTTGTTCCACTTCCGCCAGATTGTGGTTGCCAGCT